CCCATAATGGTTCAGTTTATGACTTTCATGAAGTGGAAGATTTGTATTTGGACATGGGCACAGCTTATGAAGATACAGCTATTGATGGCTTCATGGAGAAAGTGGGATCAGTAAGGTCAAGACAGTATTATAGAGCGTTTTTATTATTCATTGCAGAGTGGCAGAGCTTCGACGTAGTCGATGCAATGGCCCAAGCTAAAGAAAGCAAAAAGATGGCTTTCTTCTCAGCAGATGAAGACGATTGCTTTATTGACGACGTAGAGATAGTAACAACGAGCGGAGTAGCCCGGGCTGAATTGGATAAAAAGGTAGAAGATCAAAGTTGGTTTGGCAATTATAAGGCAAATTTGTTAAAGTTGAGAGCCAGACACGATGACTCTTTCTTCTTAGACGAGAAATCAATACCCGAAAAGATCTTTGATTGGATCTTTGTATGCTTAGAATTAATATTTATGATATTGGCAGTTATAGGAAGTGTTAGGCTTATTAAGTGGGCCATGTCGAAACCAGAGGAAACTCAGGCGGAGGCACTAAACTATGATAATAGAACAGCTATAAAACAACAGCATATTTATCACCCAGAAGGCTTACAATATGATGCCAAAACTTCATTACAACGACCACTGATTTCATTGGCAGAAGGTTGCGCGAACAAGAACACGTGCGCCATGCTTTATGGAACTATTAAGAACAACACGTATTGGATGACGCTGAAGGCTGAAGGACGCACTTTCATGGCTAATGCAGTAGTAGTTAAAGGAACGGACTTGATTTTTGCAAAACATTCGTTAGCAGCATGGGAAGGCATGGAGCCTGACTCTGAAATTGAGATAACTTTGACTAAAGACACGATAAGTCATAAAGAGAGTTTGAAATACAGCTCCTTTAGGCGACATCCAACAAAGGATTTTGCATGGGTTAGGATGACACTCGGCAAATTACACGCCCACAAATCATTGATAAATTGGATTGCACCGGAAGAGGATCTAGGACAGAAAATTAATGGATTTGATTGCGCTACAGTTAGCATTGGACTGTGGGACCAGGAGAGAACTGTAAGTTTTCACTATGGTACCTCAGTTATGAAGAAAATTAGAGTTAGCTATGAGCAAAATTCATATTTGGTTGCAGGATACACTTCATCAATAATTGGAGGCGAGGGCTTATGCGGCCGGCTATTAGTTGATACAACAACCGGATTGGATAAACCCATTGTCGGGTTACATGTTGCAGGAATTAACGGCGAGAACAACTCCGTCTTCTATCCGATTTCTCAAAAGGATATCGAGATTATGGAAGATCCAGTATCAACTGGAGTTATTCAAGCTTGCGATTTTGGTGATATAGCCCATACACACAAGGACCTGTTTTTGGAAACCAATTTGACCGAAGTGAAGCAACAAGCGAGGATTAGCTGTCCAGGATACAAAAACTATGCAATAGTGAGTACTAGATTGGAGGTTGTTCCACGTTATGAGACCAGCTTTAGAAAGACGATCATGCATGACAAAGTTTTAAAGAATGTGCACGCACCATCACCACTTAGTCTATCGAACCCTAATATAGATCCGGAAGTGAAGAAATTAGGTATTCAGCCACAAGAACTAGCTGAATCAAAATATACAAAGGAGACAAATCCTTTTCCTAAGCGCTTGTTACAATTTGCTAAGGAAGGATTAACTCTTGCGTTAATGCCTATGGAATATCACGACTGGTCGATTATGGATTTGGACAAGGGACTCAATGGAGATGGAGGAAGTTTGCAAGCTATGAATATGCACTCTTCACCCGGCACTGAATATCAAAAATTATCGGATGGTCATCAAGGAAAGCATGCTTTCGTGAGAAGGACTGTTTTCAAAGACAAACAAGGCAAGGAATTGCCTGAGAGCGAGCAGAAGTGGGAAATCAGAGATGAGGAACACAAGCCGACGGGAGTTGGCCAAGTAACTAATCGAGGAAAGTACCTGCTGCACGATCTCGAACGAATTGAAAATGATTTGAAGGAAGGACGTGAAGTCTTTTCACCGGCGTCGTCATCTATGAAGGACGAGACTTTGCCTTTGGCTAAAGTGGCTATCGCGAAAGTGAGGCTATTTATGACACTGGCGATGAGTATTACAATCTTGACCCGACGCTACTTTGGAGCTTTCTTGGCAGCTTCCGTCTCAGCTTGCACCCGAATCCCGTTAGCAATTGGAGTTGATGCATATGGACCGCAATGGACTGTATTGTATGACAGAATGAATAAATGGGGAGGAAAGTGCATAGCTGCAGATTTCAAATCTTTCGACAGCCAGGCAGATGGTGAATGCATGCTTAATGCAGCAGACGCCATTTCAGATATATACGACAAAAAA